CACGCCTGAATATTCTTATGTATCTAATGCGTGTTTTAATCCTTTATTGAACTTGGGTGAGAAGTTGTCTAAGCTTCCTAAGAATTATGTTTCCTTCTTACCTGATTTTAAATTTAATCATGTTCATAGAGCTTTACATTTTTATTATAAATTTTGTGTGAAATTGCAACAGTTTAAATTTTCTTTTGATGCTTCAGATTTGGATTTATTTTCATTTGGAGACACAAAGTGTGGATTTCGTCAGTGGCCTAAAATGGATCCTATTGCCATTGATGATTATACACTTGTGAAGTTTAATGAACATCCTTCTAAGAAACAGGCTCAGATGGTTATGTTGCGTGAGATGATTGAGGCTTATATCATTGCAATTGAAGAAACTCGAGATGGTATGGTTCCTTATGAGAAATTAATCAAAGCTTTTATTACAACTATGTCAATTAAAGAACAGAATCTTAGTGCAATTGATATTGATAAGCTCGATAAGGATAGTGTTAAAGAAATGTATTTCAAATCTAGATTGTTTTTCTTATCGAATGACTCTATGCTTCATAAATTTTTCCTAACTCGAATCAAAGGTGAGCGTACTTATTTTCCTGATTGTATGAGTATTTATGGCGATAGGAGTGCTCGTAATCAAACTGTTAATATTTCTATAGGCTTTACTTGGACAAAAGGAGGGGCTTATATGTTGTATAATGCAATGTTAGGTGATCGGTCTAATCAGTGGAAGCGAGTTAGTCTTCCTGGCGATTGTTTGGATAATGTGTGTTGTACATGGGAGCAGACATCTTATGGGACTCAGATGGTAGCTTCAGGTGATATTAAATCTTTGGATACATCAATAACTGCTATACCTCTTGTCTTGTATATGATGTTTGCTCAAATGTGGGTTCAAAGGGATGATTCTGATCCTCATTATCGTGCATTTCAATATATTTTGGAGAGCTGTGCAGAGCAGCTTGCTGGGAAAACTGTTAGGTGGATTAAAGACTATATGTTATTAATTGGTGTGATGCCTTCAGGTTCGTTGGAAACATCTCATGGTGATTCTTGGATAGTTGGTATTGTATATTGGCTATCTTATGTTTTCTCAGTAATGGCCATGGTAGATGTTCAAATTAGAAAGACGATCTGGCGTATGGTTGCTTACCGGTTAATAGCAATATTTGTTTATGGTGATGATTTTCTTAAGACTTATCCTCGAGCCATTCGTGATTATATTAATGTTGATGGGTTTGCTGCCTATATGTTAGCATCTCATGGTATCCAGATGAAAAATAAAGCTGAGTTTGGTAGTTTGTTAACTCGATTACGGGTGGTTAATAATGAAGTTTTGTCACGAGTTTATACGGGCCCTAGCTATTTGAAACGTTTTTTAATAGATTCTTCTAATTTTAATTTGGAAATGCGATGTCCGAATATATCTAAAGTTGTTTCGTGGCGACCTCTTCAACAGTATGAATGGCGAGCTGGTGTTCCTCGGGATCGTGCTGCTCCGATTTATTTGAATTTATCTCGTCTTATTGGATTAGCTTATGATACTTTAGGAGTTGATCCAATTTCTTATTACTACCTTTATTTTCTTTATAAGCGATCTTATGAGATATCAGCTCA